GTGCAGGGATCATAAGTACACCAAACCACCCCACATAGAGGCGGTTATCGGTACTTGTAGTCCAGTCACAGAAACGCTGCCAATTGTTATTTGGTTTTGTTAGTGTGGCTGTAGTCATTTATTAAAAAGAATATTTAGCACCTATTTTAGTGCCATAAGAATTGTCTGTATCTTCATCAAATACATTTGAGAAAGCTACTTCACCGTAAACTCCTAGCTTATCGGTAGCGGCAACAGAACCGCCTACTTTTCCTGACCAATTAGAGTCAGAGTCAACACCGTCAGCAGCATTGATTGTTTTGCCTCCTTGTGCATACCAATCAAATACTCCGATGGAGTTTTCAAATCCTATATGTAGATCGGTAGCCCTGGAAGTGTAATCAGATCCAGTGTAGTTACCATTAGTTTCTACATTCACATAGGGTCCAGCTATTGCTGGTACTGAGAATAGAGTTGCTGCAATAGCAAGTGTAATTTTTTTCATTAAAATATACCAGGTATGATTTGTCCTGTCGTGGCGTAAGCTCCTAAAGCTGCCATGATTCCAAGCATAGCCCATCGGCCATTTTGTAGTTCAGCGTTGTCGTTCATAGTGTATTCAATAGGAGGTTGGATAGCGATAACTTCTGTATCGTTCATTAAATTAAGTGTAAGTTAATGGGCGAGGACGATATAGTTCGGGTCGCCACGTGTAACTATACATTCACTTCATTAACAGGTTCTCTCTTCTTCTTAGCCTTACGTACTGGGTAATCTCTCCAAGGTTCGTATGGGCTAGAAGGTTTTGAATTAGGATTAGGCTTCTGCCTTTTATCCTTATCGGGAGGCGGTAAAGGATCAGCCATTATACGTTAACTTCGTTGATAGTTTTTTTGTTACTAGCTTTTGTTAATCCTGGGTAGGGTCTAGATAAATCATTACGATCTTTATCACGTACACCTTTGATTGTTCCTTTGGTAGTCTTACCACCTTTATTTAAATTTGGAAGTTTAGGTCCTGGCATAGTTATAGTTTAGGTTTGGTTACTTTTGGGGGTGTATAATAATCAGATCTTCTTAAAGGATCTGTACCTGGGGAAGGGCTATTAGCCTCTGTATTAGGATCATAAGGTATCACTGGGATCTTATGATGTTTAATTGTTTCTGGTCTTTTTTTACCCATAATTAAAAGTTTAAATCAGAACGATCTAGTTTTTCTAATAATTCCTGTCTATATGCAGGGTCTTTATTATATCTAGGATCAGCCATAGCCTTAACTAATTGTGCTTGGCTTTGGAATGTATCTTGTGTACCTTTAGGTGCTTTACCTGTATACATCTTACCTTCATATCCGTTAGCGTTTTCATACTGTGATTTTAGTCCTGATACTGCTAACTTAATAGCATCTACATTTCCTCTATTAACTACATCATCAAATGCAGCCTTGGAATTTGGATCAAGATTATCAGCAGCCCATGTTACCATATTATTATAAGCAGCTTCTCCTCCAGCAGAATTTTTTATCTCATTAACAGTAGCAGTAGTTAAATCATCAGTAGTTTGAGCATCGCCTTTCGGCATGGTCTTTTGTACTTCCATATATGCTTCTACTAAATCACGGCTACTCATCTGAGAGAATTTATTCATAGTCTCTTCAGATAGTTTACCATCATTATTAAAGTACTCATCATTAGCAGATGAAATCAATTGAGCATTATCCGAGAAGTCAGTGGTAGGTTTTTCATCTACTGTTTCAGATTCCTGTTCAGGTTTTTCTGTATCTGCCTCAGATTTTTCGCCTAATTTTTTTTCGAGTTCTGCATAGGCTTTCTCTAATTCTTCAGCGTTCTTATACTTACCAGCAAGAAGATTTTCCTGCTGGCTTTGTAATTCTTCACCTACTTTTAAAGACTCCTGTTCTTCAGGAGTTAAATTATCTTCTGCACTTACTGTTTCAGGCGCATTATCATATGTTAAAGTTTCTGCCATAGTTATTCAGTGGGTGTTGGGGGAGTACCACCTCCTTGTGGTGGTGTTAATCCTAATTGTTCTAAACCATCTGGGTTCTTAGAAGGATCCATAAGAGGAGTACCTGCTAACTGACCAGCTTGATCCATAAGTGATTGTTGTTGAGCTGCTTGTTGAGCTGCTTGTTGTTCACCTTGCATCTGTTCAGGAGTCTTAATTAGGTTTAAGTAATCTATACCTTGAGCTGCTGCTAATCTTTTGATAGCTTCATCAGGATTAAGATACTTCATCAATGCTTCTGGTCCTAATGTCTGAGCAATAGTACTTATGAATTGAGTTAAAGCTTCTCTATCTCCTGCTCGTCCAAGAGCATTAATACCTGCTACTATCTTAGGACGTACTAAGTCTTTAGGTAGTTTAGGTATTTGATTACTTCTTTGTAGCATTAATAATGTACGGTTTAAGTATGGCACAAGGAACTCTTCAGTAAGCAATGAGAATAGTCCTCCTAATTGCTTCTCTAGTTCTTGTTGTGTCATCCGTACTTCTTCTGCTGTAGTTCTTTCACTCTGTCTTATATTAAGAACAAGGAAAGCTTCTAATATTCTTTTTTCTATATTACCTGCAAGTGATTCAGCTGTTCTGAAATCTGCAGTTTTACCTACTTGTATCACTCCAACATCTTCTGGCCGTCCTTGTATGATCGCACCATTAGCAGACTTGGATAATGTCTGAGGTTTTGTAGTTGCACTTGGAGAGACGAGGAAGATAACCTTAGCAGCTACACTAGACCCCTCTACAAGAGCCTGTGATAGGCCATCAAGGGAGCGTAGGTCTCCTAGGAACTCTTCTACTCTACCACGTCCGTAGTCCTCTCCATCAACTGTATTAAAGCGAAGAACTAACCATGGTGAGGCATTCTTTGGTGCTGTGCTACGACTACCAGGTAAGATTAAATCATCTGCTTCCTGATGCCAGACCCAACGTCCACTACTCTCATCCAATTTGACACAAGTGTACACTTCTACATCGTCTTCATCTGAACCTTTTCTGTTGGTTTCATTAGGATATACTTCTTGATTAGGAGGTTCAAGTCCTAATACTTTCCTACTTATTAATTCTTTAGTAACTATTTCTAGTATGTTACCGTTACCATCTCTTTGTACAACATATCTTTGTAATGGGAAATGTTTTAAACCATCTTTACCCATAAAAATAAGAGCATTACCTGATACAACTAAATGTTTCAAGGCTTGATGGACTACTACTCTATCATTAGAGGCGGCTATGTAATCCATAACCATTCTTTCCATTTTACTAAAAGAAAGATCTAATTCACTCCTCATTTGAGGTTCTATCTCTTCTCCTAACTTATCATCTCTGACTTGTAGTTTGAAAAAGCTTGTGTTTGGAGGTAGAACTGCGAGCATAAGCTTCGCTGCTAAAGTAACAACAGCCTTAGCACCAACTGATTGCCAGGGCTGTATTAACTTTCTTTGTCCACCTTTAAAACTATTATCATGTTGTATTAGATATGGTAAGGTAAGTTCAGAACATTCAACTGCTGTATCTAAGAATTGAGATCTTCCAGTAGACAGTTGTTTGTACCTTTCACTTGCCTTATACATTCAGTCCTCCTTGTCCTGAACCTGGCGAACCAGTATTAAGACCAATCTTTAAAGACTCAGCACCTGTTTGTTTAGTAGCAGCTGCTGCATCTGGTTTATCAGATCCATATGATATATCAGCTTTAGTATCTTCACCAACTATATCTTTTTTTTGCTTTAACTTCTTTAGCTTCAGTAGTTCTTTGTTCTACTCTAGGTTGTATGACATTAGGGGTATCCATTTGTTGAGGAGCCCTTTGAAAAATGCACATTAGATTTCTTCAATAATAGATTTTACATAGCGTACTACACTGTGTTGTCCAGCTTTGTACATAATGGATGGAAGTTCTTCTTTAGGGTGAATAGGATTGTCGGGGAATTTTTGTTCAAGATCCTCGATTAATTTCTCTAGCTTTTCCGAATGGATGTTAAGCGTATTGGGGTAGATTTGTGTTTGCATGTTCAAAGAATGCTGGCATACGAGCGGCCTTAGTCTCAGAAAGTTGAGGTGCTATACCTTCATACATTAAACGATCTGAGGAATCCAGCCAAAAATTTTTGTCCAAATATTTATCAGTAGTATTTATACCTAGTGGTTGCATTATCCAATTGATAGTGGCCTTCCTAAGTTTATCCAGAGAAGCAGAAGGACGTAAACCCAACTCTGCACATACAAGGCTATTACTACCGACATGGATCTGTTCGTCTCGGCTAATATCTGCCGAAACTGTCCTAAGAGCAGCATCGCCATTAAACCTAAAGAAAGGGAGAAGAACAAAGAAGATTGCTCTTTCAGCCACGAGAGCTTTAGTAATTGTATGGTCAGGATGTTCAATCCATGCATCACGTAACCTCATTGCCTCTAACTCGGCTTGTTGATCAGCCCCATGGGCGTCAACAATGTAGCCAAGTGCGAGATCATGTTTGATCTCGTCTTTAACGTTAGACTCAAGAAGTGTCCGAGCGTTGTCGGGTACTTCTTTCTCAAGTCCTTCTTGTATAAATTCTCCC